ATAAGCCTGGGACTTCTTCACGTCCCCGACCATTTCCAACCACTCATCGAGCGTTTCATACCCTACTTCCGGCCACAGCTTTGCCTCAATCATCCGGCGATAGATCTTCCCCCGCGCTAGCCAGCTTCGCCCGATCACCTGGTTAAGCTCCTTCGCCTGCTTGGTAAGCTTCTCTGCTTCCTCTTTCCGTGACATCGCCATGATTTATCTCCATTCATATCTTCCTGAAAAACATCACATCCTCGTGGTCAACGCGCAGGTCCGGGAGCTTGCGCTCGCTGTAATTATGGTCAGGTAAGAGTCCCCGAACGTGGTCACCGCATATTTTCAGGGCTTGTCTTTGTGCGCCCTCGGTTTCGCCATAGCAGGCGATAGCATTATCAATGATAGATAGGCACCTTTCCACCGTGACCGCCATACCACCTTTCAATCCTGCCTTGAATCCGGCGTCGTAACACCCCGCATATTTTCGAGTCTCTTTTACGAACTTCTCCCACGCCACCTGCGCCTTCGCCCAAGCCTCCTCCTCCTCCGCCAGCGCCGCCCTCGCCTTCTTCCGCGCCGCCGCCGCCGCCACCTGCGCCTTCGCCCAAGCCTCCTCCGCCTCCACCTGCGCCTTCTCTTTTAGCTCTTTCATTTCTGTCCTCCTCTTTAGATTTTACTTCCTGAAAAACATCACATCTTCATGGTTGACTGCCAGAGAAGGGAATCGACGTTCATGTAATCTTTTGAAGAAACTTTTGTGTTCGCGGCGGATGGTTTGGATCTCGCCGTCAAGCGTCATCTGCCGCCGGACCATCTCCATTCTCAAAGTCCAGTAACCGGCCCTCCTCCTGACCGTGCTTGGTTATCGCCTCTCGGATATTCTTTTGAGCTTGCCGGAAGTATGATGGCTTCAATTCAATCCCAATCCCTCGGCGGCCATTCACCAATGCCCCATAAACCTCTGAGCCGACTCCCATGAATGGAGAAATAACCGTCTCGCCGGGGTTGCTCCAAAGTATGCAGCAGCGCTCAATAACGTCCAGTTGGAGCGGGTGAACGTGCTTTTCGTCTTCCTGGTCACGTGATTCCTTAAATGGAAGCACCCGACCAATCCGCACGTCATCCCAAAAGGCCGAGGCGTACTGACGCCAAATCCAGTGAGAGTATCGGTTGTGAATTTGGTTTCCTTTGTAACCTTTGTAGCTCAAAAGTTCCGCTGGCATCTTTCTTGACCCTGCATACCGTTCCAGCCCTCGGGGATGCGTAATCGGCGCAGGATTCTTTCCATTCCTCCGGAACACAATCAGGTAGTCGGCAGAGGCAACGCTGCACCTGGAAGAATCTTCCACAATGGTTTTGTGCGCGAGATTCTTAGCCATTGTTCGGTTGCGAACTCCTAGAGGTTCTTTCCAGATGGAATACCGAGCGATGTAGTTCCACCCCTCGCGCTCATGCAACCGAATGATATCGCCTGGAAAGTCAACCAAATGGTCGCACCCGCAATTTCCCGATGGAACGTCCATGCAGTGAACCGCCGTCATCCGGCCCGGCATGGTGAGCCTAAATAGGTCGCGCACCACAAAAGCATAGTGCTCGAAAAATTGTGTATAATCCCGGCAGTTCGACAAGTCCCGGTCATTGGATGAGTAGTGGTACAGCCCTCCGAAGGGAGGAGAGTAAATCGAAAGGTGGATTTTGCCCTCAGGCAAGGACTTCATTGTCTCGATACAATCAGAATTATAGATAGCATATCTTTCCGTTACCTCCTGTGCAATGACTGCCATTTATTCTCCTCCGGTTAGAATCGCGTAGACTTCCTTGCCTTTTGGTTCTCTATCGTGACATTTCTTGCATAGGGTCAGCCCATTGTCTATAACTAATCTCAGCTCTGGGAAAAGTGCAAATGGCTTAACGTGATGGGCTTCTATTCTTAGATACCTGTTTGCTCGGCTTCTCTTCCCGCACTTCTTGCAGGTCCAGTTGTCTCTCTTGAAAACGGAAAGTCTCCATTCCTTCGCCATGTCTCCATGTCTTAATTTCTGATTTGCCTGCGTTATCCCACCTTTCCAATTAGGGTTGTCAATTCCGATGTAGCTATGGCGATTACTTAGGTTTTTGGGCTTCCCCTTTTGATATCCGAAATAGCACTGTTTTGAGCAAAATCTATTATTCCCTTTGGCTATGTCATAGGGCTTTCTCCAAAACCTTTTATTGCACACTTCGCACTTGCAAAACGCTCCCCTTCTTCTTGCTAGCCCTATGCGCCGTTTATGAAGTACAGTCATCTTTCGCATATCTAATGATAACTTTCTACTGCAGTGATTGTCAATATACGATTCAATCTCCAGCCATCCATGCTGGAACACACTCCGATTCTGTAAATTGAACGCCCCGGTCGATCTTCAATGTGTTATTCATTTCTCGAACCAAGGCAGAAAACATGCTATCTGCCTGATTAGCTTTTCTTTGCAGATTGTCCAGTACGCTTTTCTCTCCCTCGGTAGTTACAATGTCAATTTTCACCGGACGCTTCTGGCCGAATCGCCAGCACCGGCGCACCCCTTGGTAGTATTGCTCCCATGAATGGGAAGGGAAGAATGTCTCGTGGTGGCAGTTCTGGAGATTCAAGCCGAAGGCTCCTATCTTGGGCTTGGTCACAAGGTTCTTGATCTGCCCACTAGCGAAGGCTAGGAAGGTTTCTTCTTTGAACTCATCGGAGTCCGAACCCTCTATCTGTACGGCACCTGGGATGATTGATTCAAGTAGGTATCCCTCGTCATTCAGGTGGCACCATATCAGGGTTTGGTCTGGGGAGTTATCCACAAGGGACGCGACCTTTTCACACCGCTCGGTTATAGATCTACGCCGCTCGTCTCGCTGTTCCTTGAGTCCGATGGCTGGAATGGCAAACAGAAAACCAGGAGCTAATCGTTCCACGTCAACAAGGTGCTGTGTTTCTGTTAACTGGGGAAGAACGAATCCATCATCATCGAATCCCATGTCCGAAGGTCGGCGCATCGCCCGTGCCCAGGAGCATACCCAACGCCAGAATGGAACCTCGGCATGTCCCTTAAATCTCCACTTTATTGTTTTCCCGCAGTAACGTCCAGAAGCTGAATTGTTCAAATCATTCTTGAAAAACCGATTCAGCATATCCGTATATCCAAGCTCCCCTAATGCTTCACTGTGAGAACCTAACTCGATGTGGTCGTTCGGGCTGGCCGTGGCTGTAGCCAAAAGCCGGTACTTCATTTTACGCATGAAGTCTGTAATCTGACCGCGATATGCCCCGTCAAAGAATTTCAGGATGCTGCTTTCATCGCAGACTACCCCAGCGAAGTCTTTACGGTTGAAGTAATGGAGTCGTTGATAATTGGTGACGATGATTTTCACTCCCGCATTCCATTTCCCCTCGCGTGATTGTTCGCACTCGATTCCAAACTTCTCGCCCTCGCGGACGGTCTGCGCAGCCACAGCCAGCGGCGTGATAATCAGTACCGGCTTGTTTTCGTGCTCAGCGACGTTCTGTGCCCACACAAGTTCGATGAGCGTCTTGCCCAGGCCGCAATCTGCCAGGATAGCCGCCCGCCCTTTTTCGACTGACCACTCGACTAGAGCTTTCTGAAAGTCAAAGAGACAGCCAGGTATAAACGTCGGCTTGAATCCCGACATACTTCCTAGTTGCGATTTCCGGTCAATGAATGACCTGTAATCATCTCCGCTCATTCAAAACTCCCCCCGTTTCCAGTTTAACGGACTTCACTATTTGGCCTTCTTGCCTTTCTTGGCCGCTTTCGTGTCGGCTTGCTCGCCTTCCTCAATACGCTCATTGCGGGCTTCCTGACTGTTCTCACCTTCGGCGGGCTCAGCGGCTTCCTTGCCTTCTTCGAACATCTCACCCTGCGCTTTCTCGATGTTCATGATCAGGTCATCCCCGAAGTTCCGGACGGCCCATTCCCCGCCTGTCAGTAGAGGGATGGTGAACTTGAAATTCACCATGATGCGTCCGCTCTTTTCCTTATTCAAAGTCCCGGCCTCCGTCGCTTTCTCCCGCTCAAGCGTGAAGCCGGAAAGGTTGGTCACTTCGAAGACCTGAGCCGGTACCTTGGGCCCCGCTGCCGGGGAGGCGAACTCCAACCGGACTGATTTCATATCCTCATCGCACCTGATAACATCTAGGGAGGAGTTGTCACGCATCATGGCTGCGGCCTCCGCGAGCGCGCCTTTCAGCACGGTCTTGGTCGCTTCCATCGTCAAGCCGGCCGTCCCCAGCTTGGCACCCTCACTGTTAAGCTTCGCTCGGAAACTACTCAATCGGACGTCCAACTGCTTCTTGATCGTCAACATCATTTGACCCTCCTGGATGGCGTAGCCTTCAAGCATCGTTCCCGGCTGCTGCCATCTGTCCATCCCGTCTTTCTCCTTCAAAGCTCACATTCTGGTCGGGTGACCAGTCCTCAAACTTCACCCACCGCTTCATAAACGTCAGCTTGGTATCCCCGGTCGGGCCGTTTCGCTGCTTGGCGACCCGGATGTTCACCACCGCCGCGCTCTCCACCCCCGGATCTTCATCTTCCCTGCACGGATAGAGGAAGATCACCACGTCCGCATCCTGCTCAATAGACCCAGAATCCCGCAGGTCAGAGAGCATCGGGCAGATCGTGTTGCGCTTCTCCGATGGACGGCTGAGCTGCGAGAGCGCCAAGACCGGCACGTTCAATTCCTTGGCCATGCCTTTCAAGCTGCGGGAGATCGAGCTGACTTCCTGGGTGCGGTTCTCATATCTACCGTGGGGCGTAATCAGTTGCAGGTAGTCCACGACGATCAGGCTGACGTCCTTCTCCGCCTTGAGCCTCCGGGCCTTGGCCCGAAGCTGCATCATGTTTGACTCAAACGATTCATCGATGTGGAGTGGGGCGTCCACCAGCCGGCCCATTGCGGCGGTGAGCTTCTGCCAGTCCTCTTTGCTGGAAAAGCCCGTGCGGAGCCGGTGGGAATCTACCTTGCCTTCCGAGCAGAGGATGCGGACGAGGAGCGCCTGCTTTGACATTTCCAGGGAGAAGAAACCGACGCCCTTCTGTTTCTTAGCCAGGTGAATTGAGGCGTTTAAAGCGAGCGCCGTTTTTCCAAGTGAGGGACGCGCGGCCAGGATAATCAGCTCCCCGTTGCGCCACCCCCCGGTAAAGCTGTCCAGCATCCGGTAGCCGGTATCAACTCCCTCCAGAGTCGGACCGCTTGACCA